TTTCCAGCCTTTTGCTTTTCTGCCATCTCTTCCTGTAGCCTCTTCTTCTCCTCATACTCTTTCATGCTGATCCCCCGAATATAGACGATATTTGAATCAGCCTCTCCCACTATGAATATTTTACTCTCATTGTGGACAAGCTCACCCGGGATAGCGATTCTGAATTTCGTTGACAATTTTTTTAATGTCTTCTTATCCAACTCTCCCTTGATCACCATCTCAATCTGCGGGTCCCTAAACATAATTACTAACGGCATTACTTACCTCCCCTTGATTTATTTATCATGTGCGCATAGAGTATGCACCTTAGATCATCTTGATTCATTTGTTCAAGAATTTCTGAAAACCTATCCGCAGCCATCTTTGCAATCTTATCACAGAAATCTTTCCATACAGATCGCAGAATCGTCCCGCAAACCTCTTTTATGCGTTCTTTTTCCTCAGCACTATACATCATACTTCCTCAATTGCCAGCACGTCCTGTCAAACTCGCCCCATTTCGGATGAACCATCCAGCTAATCTGTTGAGGCTCCGCGTGGCGTCCATTCTTGTGATCGAAAGCACTCGTTCCGCTTACACTACCACCAATCCAGTAATACGGATGTGCCAACGGAGCATGCCAATGCCCCATAATAATTTTATCAAATTTAGTGATATCCGGAGCATTCATTCGCTTTAGGGCTTCCCGCGCTGTTTTCCGCTCAATCCCATAATAAGGAAACCCCGCCCATCCCATAACATCATGCCCATGACAGAGCAGATAACGCCTACCCTGCACATTGACCACTTTTTCCGGTTGAGCATAGATGTTGAATTCAATATTCTTGTGCTTATTGAGCAATCTTTCGGCAATTGACGCCACCACATACATCCAGTTGTTTACGCCACCCTCTTTGGCCTGAGGTCGTCTTGTCAGTCGTCCGTGGTTGTCGTTGGTAATGATATCAACTATAACCTTCTCAAAATGAGGCGCCATCATAGCCGCTTGCTTTGCCAGTATCTCTCCGGATTCAACCGCCTGCCTGGGTGCTGGAAAGGCGTTGGTTATGCGCAGCTCATCATGAATATCGCCAGAAACAAGATCGCCCGTAACAAGAATCCGGCACTCGGGAATAGAATATCCTAGCCTGTGCATCTCTACCCAATCCAATACGTCACGAATAAACCCAAATTGTCGAGACTTAGAAATCTCTGGTGAATAAATCCCAAACCCCTCTATTTCACTCTCTTCCTGTATCTCACCATAATGGGAATCCGTAATATGGACAACAACAGAAACATCTTTACCGGCTCTCATTTTTTCGGGAATAACATAGGCGGGCGTTTTTGGTTTAATTGAGGGAATGGCTACTAATACCTCGGCCATCAATTGTTCTAGTTGACCGTGATTTTTTTTGTATGCCTTATATGCTGCTGCAATCTGATTCCGCTCGGCTTGTAATGCCAATATTCTCTCCGGTGGTCGTAGCACATCTTTCACCTCTGACAAGGTTACGGTTTTTTTCATTTTATATCTCCCTGAGTCTCCGCGCCTCGGCAACGTCATCGGGATGGCCCCAATACCACTTCCCCTCGCTACCATCCTCTAACCTCAACTTGATCCGAAGCACCTTGAACTCTTCGTTGTTATTCTCGACTGTTCGCCGGAATCTATTCCGATCCGTCCCGGCTGCCCTCTGACATAAATCAGCCTCTACGACAAGTTGTTCCCTGGGGATTGCCGCCAACGCCTTCAATATTGCCGTTTTTATATCATAGCGATCCTTAACTTTCCCCAGACTGATAAGACCCGTTTTTGATTCAGTCCCCTTCGGCAACGTCTCTCCTATCATCCTTGCTCGTACAAGAAAGATTGAGCATCCTACTGAATTTGCTATCCGAGGAGCATCCCAATCTGGATGTCGTTTAATACACCTTTCGATTCTTTCTTCTTTTGTAGCATAATTCATTTGACCCCCTTGTGTTTTTTGATCATCTCGTCTACTATTTTCTTCAGCTCATCCTCGCTCGCCTTCACCGTCTCTGGTGTTACAGTACCAGCCTCCAGGACTGGAACATAAGTATTGGCGATATAGTATTCTTTGGCATGTGGCATATCCTCAGTATCTAGCCCAATCTGCTCTGCTATCCATCCGGGCGTTATCGCAGCCATCCCCAAAAGCTCCTTCCACCGCTTCACCAATGCATCCAAATCACGAGTATCGATCTCCTTGAATTTGACGATATATGTCTCTATCTGCAGACCGTCCTTTACGATATCGTTATTCAGGATGTCACTCACCATCTTTTGCAATGTCTTTACAACCGCTTGATTATAAATCTTCGTCGACTCTGGCGCTGTCGATCCCCCGAGCGCGCCTGTCTCAGCAATCCCTATCCTGTATGGCGGCATCTTATAGGCGGCCAACACCTCATCACGTAGAGACTTGAAATAAACGCTGAAAGAGCCTTCCTTCATGTCTGTTACGAGTGGTATCCATGTAAACGTGCCTGTCTCTGGAATCTCTATCACTAGGGTTTTGTGTGCATTATCAGAACCCTTGATCTCAGTATCTATGAAATCCCGGATATGTCGTGGCGACCCTTCCTCCCACTCTCCTGTCAAGGTTACCAGCGCTGCCGGTACGCCATAATTGTCAAAGAAAGAGAGATTGAAATCACGCACCCCGATAAGGCCACGCACAGCTCCGATTGCCGATAATATATTCGGTCGCCCATAATAGTCGCTCAAAGGATAATACTCACGCCGGAAGATCATCTCGTGTGCCACATTCTCTGACTTTGTGTCTGACTTCAATTCCTTGCCATCTATGGCGCTTATGTTGCCCTCTACGCCGAATGCCTTGAACCAACGCTTCTTGTCACCTCGGATCTGACAGTACCTCCTCTTCATCAAAGCATCTTTTCCCTTTGAATCATCAGATATGCGAATCGTATGTGCAGGGATGTCGAATATGCCATTTATTTTATCATCTTTACCACGAGATGCCTCTATGCCGAGCCATCCGATTGCCTCGAAATCAATCACCGCCTGTTTCAGCACCTCCTCGACACTCTCATTCTCCGTATTCGTCTCATCCATAAATGCCTGGAGTTCTTTCTTTTCTGCCTCATTCTCCTTGTCCTTTTCCCTCGGCACTATATCATATCCACTGCCTACAACGTCAATGGCAATCTGGCGCACACAGGCATCGAAATAACTGCAGTTGTCCATGAGCTCCAGGAGTCCAGCGGCATTGAAAGGCAATGGAATTAAATCATGTTCGAAATACCATTTATCCGACTCTACTATCCGCTTGCTTTTACCATCCTCACCCTTCTTGATCTCATGGCTTTTCAACACTCCGAGCGGGACGAGACCGCCACGATCGGTTGATATGAAGCTCAGTTGATGGACCTTGCCCTTTCGAGCTTTCTTTATCGCGGTTGGTTTGCTTGCCTTTACTTGTTTTTTACCCATTTTTCACCTCAATAAATATGTACCTTGCCCTTTCTAGAGCCGCGCTTCCTCTCATCTGACCTCTTCACCTCTTCCTCCACCTCTTTCTCATCCTGCCTCATTGATGGCGGTAATTTCGCCATTGCAATAGAATCGGCTATCCTCAGCGCTCGTTCATCCGCCGTCTGCTCTTCCATCGGTGCAAATGGACGACCCTCAAAATGCACCCTTCCCTTTTTCATCGGTCGGCCATCGAGTTTTAATATAAGCTGCTCTGTAGCATTCATCGCATGATCGTTTTCCTTTTTCGGCTTATCCTTACCCTCATCCCAGGCATATGTCTCTATCTCATCAAGCCAGTTGACACAAGACTTGAATACAAATAGTCGATTTGTCCTGATTCTGGCATTCATTGCCGCCGTCAGTATCGGAGGATCGTTTAATCCCGGAATCACGTCTACACCCATCGCCTTCATTTCTTCTATCTCCCGCTTGCCAGATGGATCGGCTACATAGCGTATATCCATCATATCAGGCGCAACGTCTCTTAACAATACTCCGGTCTTGTAGAAC